ATTGACTAAAAAATATATTACAAAATTGAAAAAAAATGGCCTCAAATAAATAAATAAAACAACTGAGGCTAAAAATACATTATAAAAATATATATAAAAATTGTTTTAAGATTGTGTGTAATATGCGCCAGGACATGAAACACGGGGTAATAAGGATTCAACAGGTAAACCGTTGCCTTGATTGCTAGTTGATATGGGTTGATATACACCAGCTGAACTAGACAAAATAGCTGGTTGTAAAATAAATGGAGCGTAAACTTGATATCCTAATCTAGCTGAATCATTTAAACCACCATATATGGTAACATACACTCCTGACTCTGTTATAGATGATCCTGTTGTTATATTCTGCAGAATAAAAACTAACAAGTGACCCATATTAGTAGTAGGTGAGTCATAACTAGGACCATTAAGTACATGCAAATGCGATGTCGCATCACCCAAAAACCGATAAGGCGTCATATTTGGAGTTTCTATATCCAAAATAGATACGCTTTCTGAGGCTAAACCAGTTTGAGTAGGATCAATAACACCGGCATAACCGGTAGCAAAATAATTTGGTCGTTCTTGCAAAACACTTTGACAAGAGAATTCTTCATCTAAATTATTGGCTGTAAATTTCAAATTCTGATACATACTACGTGCCACGGTTTTTTGTGTAGCAGTTGCAGACGCTGCTGGAAAAGGTAAATTACCAGTCCAGATTGCATCTAAAGTGGGGTCTGTCCTATAACCATATGTTGGAGGAACATACCATACTGAAGCACCTGATGAACCCTGAATTACTATTTTAAACTTAGCGCCTCCTTGAAAACCATGATATAAGCCCATGATTCTTCGCAAAGTTGACGCTGCAGTAGATTTATATACATCAGAAGAAGGAACACCTATCTCGTTGACTTGTTCTTGTAAGCCTAAAAGAGCGGCAATATTATATGAATAAATTCCACCATTTGAATTTACATCAGTATTAGGATATTTGTATCTGGCCAATTTATAAAGCCGGCGTGAAATGTCTCTAATACTTGTTATAGGTCTAAAATCTGAAGCTTCATGCTCATCATTTTCTTCCTTAGCTATAAAATTTATATTTGATTGACTAGAAACATTAACCGGATTAGCAGATCCTTGAGCTACGAATTCTGCTGGCTTATCATCTTCTAAATTAGCCACGGAAGGAACAGTTCCTATATCTCCAGGATAAAGAACTCTATAAGGATCTGTGGAATAGCCAAACAATTCAAAATCATCCCCACAAGAAAGATAGACATTGAATTCAACAAATCTATTTACGGAGCCATTAGTGACTAAAGCTTGATTTAAATATATATAATAAACACCATGCTCTGAAGCGTTAAGTTTGGGAGATTGAGCAACAGGGAGTTGTTCTATCGATGAAACAAAAGGCAACTCTATTGTTTGAACTTGCCCTCCTGCGGCAAATTCCAAAGTTTCACAAGGAAAATTTGATATCTGATCATACAATGGGGCAACTCCAGGATTAGCCAAAGCTAAACTTCTAACCGAGTAATCTCTAGCCAACAATAATTTACAAAAATGAAAATTAGACATATTCGCTTGAATATGTAATTTTAATGAGCCTCTCCAATACTTAGACATCGTCGCTAATGTTTGCTGTAAATTAGTAAAATAATAAGACGGATTAGTTTGAGAATTTACATCTGTATAGGTAAAATTCCTAAACTCTTGACAAGGTGTCATAGGCCTAGACCACAACAATTTCCCTTCACTAGTATCATCATAAACAGCGAAAGTTCCTATAAGTTGAGGTTTTCTTAAAATTTCTCTTAAACTCATCTCATCCCTTGTAGTATCAAAAATTGGTTGAGTTGTTATACGATCAAAATCATAAAAAGGATCTAATTTTTCAAATTGAGTGGGTTTGTCAACCACATTTGGTAACTGTCTCGTAGTAACTTGACATTTGTCCACCAATTCCGGGTTATTAGGATTATGTAAACCCGTATAGGACTTAACTAAGCTCCTAGCTGTATCAAAGAAATCTCCCGTCACATCTCTTGCAACATTAAATGTCTTATCAATAGTTTTTGTTCCAAACTTCTTTGCTGAATCAAAAAAACCTTCAGCTTGGAATCTAGTGTCAACATGTGGTGCATAAAACTCCATATATTTAAAAACTACATGCATTGTCACAGTTAAAGTGGTGGATCCACCGGTAGGGGCACTCAAAGGATTAAGAACATACAAAACAATATCAGCATAATCTCTTAAAGAAAACAAAGGACTGACTGTAGATAGATCTGTGTCGCATTTAGTTAATTTTGTGTTCGGATAAAAAGGAATCTCTAGCGTGGCGGGAGTACTTTCATTTGCAGATAAGAAGACATGAGGTGCGGCCAACAAAGTGTTTGCCACACTTAAACCTGTTGGAACTGGTACCATTTCTGATCCGTATCCAACTGGTAAACTAGCTGCGATCAAAGTTCCTTGATGCATAGGGGTTCCAGAAACTTGCAAAATCAAACTAGCTTTGCATCTATACAATGTAGATGCATCAAAGGGAATAGAAGCTAAAGGATTAGACAATAAAACTTCTGGAAATTTAAATACCTCCAAAAAGGTATTTCTAAAAGCAGATTCTGGCCATTTAACGGTTCCAACTCTAAAAGGTTTATTTAAAATTCTAGTATAGTCCATCAAAAAATCAGAGGATACACTTGCTTGTTCAGGAAATGTTTCAAACATGGTATCTGGTTCTATATTGTTTCTCATTCTCACTCCTGACAAGTAATTCTGAGATACAACATTAACATTATTATTACTATCTTGGAAACTTTCTACAATTCCGACTTTAGACATGTTTTCAAGCATAGTTGATTCGACAGTATTTACGGTTGTGTCAGCAACACTTTTATTATTATTTTCTTCCTTCGTGGTAGCATTAATTTACATCTAGCTAGTTACTACCATAACAAGCATTTATAGATGGTTTCTTTTAATTATAAATTATAACTTGTCTGTCGCTATTCGTTAAAGAATTTACTAGAAAAACAAATATTTTAAACACGCATATATACAAATTATAACTAACAAAATCAATTAAAAATATAAATTATTCGAGAATGACAACGGGATTTCACAGTTCTCATCAGTAAAATAATTCATCATAGTTAAAATAGGAATTTTCTCCCAAGGAATTCTATACTTCTGGAGTCTGAAGTATAAATCTGCTAAAAGAGCTTTATGATCAGGATGTAAAAACATTTCTCTTTGCACAGCAGAAACTTTATCTCTAATTACTACAGCATGGTCTTTTGTACTATCATAATAAGAGAGAGTATTTTGTATAACCCTCAATTCCAAAGGACACACTATTCTATTTAAAGTTGGGTGATAAACAAAAGTCCGTTTTAAAAATGAAACTTCATTTATATGTTGAAATGGGGATTGAATAGATTGTTTACTTGCATCTGTAAAGCCTAAACCAGCATCAGTAAAAAACTCCTCCATAGTAATAGCATTTAGTGAATGGTAATGATTTCTGACTACATTTAATTTGTCATCTCCGTATACATAATCGGAAACATCCGTCCAATACCCGAGAGTCGTTGGCTTCGGTACATTCCTAAAATACCAAATAGCCGTATATAGTTTATTAACTATACTGTTAACTATTGCTGTTAAATAACTACCAGATGGCATAGAATGAGTTGTTATATATAAATCTTTGCTGACTACTACAACAGAGTTTGTTAAAGTGCCTGCCAAAGCCTGGATTAAATTAAAGTTTGTACATGAACTTTTGTTAAATAACGTATTCGCTATCATTTCCTGTATCATAGGATTCATACCTCCATCCCAATTTTTAATATCTCC